CTTAATAAATTCAGTAATTCGCATCTGCGTGGTGATTTTGTTTTTGGCAGCTTCACGCAAAGACCGCCCATCCACCACAATGTCATTGTCCAAATAGGTTACATTGCCATCCGGCGTATCTTTGAACGCCAACAATGGGGCTGCAATTTCTTGATACGCGGCTTCTATAGCCTGTTCATCCGGGTTTTGAATGCGCTGGTAAATTTCCTGTGTTTCAACAACCAAAGGAATTTTTACTTTAAAAATGTGACCGCCTAATTCAAAGGTACGGGTCAACAATTGTTTGCGCTGTGCTTGGTATTTTTCACCAAATGCTGATGCTAGTTTTGTCATTTCTGTTTTGCCTTAAATTGTTCTATCCTGCGTGCCAATATACCACTCAAAGTGTTTACTGTGCTTTGCGCCATGCTTTCCAATGCTGGTCGCAAATAAGGGTGTGCTTGGTTGCGTGCTGAACCGAATTCCTGTGCAATGGCGCGTGCATCTGATTCAATGCCCATCTTGGCTAATTTCTTGCCTGATGCGGTTGTTACCGCTGCAATCACAGTGTCTGTTTCGGTAACGTATTTAGAACGTCTGTCGCGCCTTGTTGGTCGGCGTGCTTCAATAATTAAGCTGCGTTCCAATGCGCCAGTGTCTTTAGGTGAATTTGCCTTTGCCATTGCAAGCACAGGCTTCATGGCTTCGCGCACCGCTGGCACTAAAATTTTGCTTTGTGCTTTTTTGTCGCCAATTTCTTGTTCAATTTCTTTGAGCACATCTGCAATTGGGCCTATGCCTTCCAACTTAATGGTAACGCCGCCCATGTTTATGCCCCCGGTTTAATCAACCGCGTAAATAGCACGTTGTTTAGCTTTACAACGTAATCAACAACTTCATCAGGGGTCATTTTGTCGGCATGATTTACGGCAATTTGGTGCGCTAGGCTAATGCCTGTAATCTTTTGCTGCAAAAAGCCAAACCATTGCTTGTTGCCGCTTTCGCTTTGCGCTACCAAATATGCCAGCAAATCATTAGTGTTTTGTATTGTCGTGTCCATGTTTTATTCTGTGTATTTTGCAAGATATGTGAGTGCCACATATTCTGCTGTGTCAGGGTCAGCAGCAGCCAAAGCGTCTGCCACTTCTTCTGCGTCCAACCCCCAACCCCTAGCCATTACATCTAGGGATTGGTAGGTGCTGGTCAATGCTGCTACAGCAGCTTGCAATTGGTCACTCATGTTAAGTGCTTGCTGACCAGCCGTATTGATTGCCACGCGGGTGAATGCTAAACGTCACTTTGGCTTCTGCGCCGGGTGCGCTATCAATTTGCCATTGGCTAACACGCCCGTTAAAGGCGTAATTCACAATGCCAGTGCCATCGGTTGCGCTGATAACAAAAGTGCGGTCAATCGTGCCGTTGTAGGCATCGCCACGCAGCAACAGCAGCACAGTGTCGCTAGGGTTCCAAGCGGCAGTGATGGTCATGCTGGTGGGTGCGCTTTGCACAGGGATTTTGTCCGATTGACGCGAACCAGCAACGCCGAAAGATGCCACGGCATCATCTTGACCAAATGCGGGGATTGCTTCAACAGGAACCAAGTTGCCGCTAATAGCCAATGCGCTAACGCTGGCATATACAGACAGGGCAGAAACAGTCAACGGGGTGGGCGTTGCGCTTGGTTGTGCATACAGCGTTGCGCTAAAACCGGGTAGGATTTTAGTTGGGAGTGCCATGATTCAGTCCTTCAAAAAAAGTTAATGGATTTTGTCTTATCAGGTTGGTACTTGCAAGGTGCAATCCAAAAAGATTTCTGCTAACTTGTCTTCGTTGTTATAACTGTTGTACAGCCACATTACATCGGCTTTGCTTATGTTAAAGCCGTATGTAGCACCGCCAAACAACCCGCTATAACCATGCAGCGATTGTAGTATCTGGTTTGAAATTGTGAAACCATCTTCAATCACTTGCGAAAAAATGCTAATCTGGAACACAGGCGTATCAATGCCTTTTACAGCTTGATAAATGCCCGTATATACAGGCTGATGCACGTTCCGCAGCGTCCATGTGATGAATTTAGGCTGCGTTGCAAAGTTGCGGTTAAACGCCGCGTACACAGGCACAGGCGTGACAATCCCGGTCAATTGCGCTTGTATGGCTTGCCCATACTGTACCGGGTTCATTTGCATTACATTGCCACCACAGGGTCGTTTCTAACGCACAAAATATACACCTTCATGCGGTCATCCGACTCGCGCACGTTGTCAATACGCCAATCCAAACTTTTCCAATTAATGGAATACAAATTTTGGTTGTTAGTCATTTCACGCGTATTAGGTGTGTAGTTCAATGTAAATTCAACAACATCAGCATAAACGCGGTATTTATCTGATATTTTTACACTATTAGATACAGACTTCACAAGCGCACGCGTATCAAACCATTTTGTTTTGGTAGTGCTTTGTTCACCAAATGCACTTGCCCCAAAACTTAGTGTATTGACAGTTATATTTTCAAACCGCGCAATGCCCATGTCACATCACCAGTGGTTTGTATGCACGCAACAATGTAGCAACGCCAAATGGAATTTCATGCAATTGTTTATCTACTGTGTTGCTACGCTGGTTATACAAATGCGTAAGCAGCAACAACGCCGCTTGTTTAATAACTGGGTACGTGCTTAACGGGTTTGCCGCTGTGGTGTACTCGCAATAAACAGGGCTTGTCATGCTTGCGTTTAAATTGCTTGGCAGCGTTTGCAAAACAACTTTGTTGCCGCTGTTGTCGTAGTAATACGTTGCCGGGTCAACAGTTATTAGCGTGGGCGTGCCATCTGTCCAATACTTAACCGCGTTAACAGTTACGCCGGGGTTTGCCGGGTTAGCGGCTTGGCTAACTTCTGGCAAATCCAACGACAATGGCGTGCCATACAAACTAGCGGTGTTGTACCAAACGCGGTACTGTGCAGCAAAAATAGACAAGCCAAGGTAATCCTCAATGGCTTGTCGTGTTGCTAGTTCCAGCCCCGTTAAATAGCTGTCTTGGCTTTCATCATCAAACAGGTTTAACTGTTGCGTGATTTCTTCCAGCGTCAACCATGCGGTTGCAACATCGCGGTTGATTTGCTCTACTTTTTCATAGTTGAATGGGTTGCGTGTTTGCCCATACGAACCCATGTAGCCATAAAGCGAATCAGTTGCCATGCTTTAAGTCTCAATCAAACGAACACCAGCAAACGGGTTACGCACAGTGCTAACCATACGTTTTTCCGCAAACAAAGTAATAAACCCCGGTGCAGTTTGCTCCATCGCTTGCACTGTCATTTCTTCAACATCAGCAATGGTCATAAACTGAGGCCAGTTTGCAAGGTAAACAGGAAAATTACCAGCAGTGCCAGTGGCATCCATGTTAGGGTTAGGAATCACGGGCCAACCTAAAATATTTACCGCAGGGCCGCTGCCCATTTCGCCAGTATCAACCAAAGCGTATGAAGCCGATGCGTGTACGTATTCACGAATTGCTGCAATGTAGCTTGGGTGCATTTGCCATGCTGTACCCGGCAAACCCCAATACTGTGCTGGCAAAGCGTTAGCCATATCGAACAGGCTTTCCATGTCTACGCTTGTATGCCCATGCCCAATAGTTGCCAATGTATGCAAACCATTTGTAATTGCTGTGCCGCTAGTGCCGTATGCAGCAGATGAACCTGATGTACCTGCGTAGTAATTTAAACCGCGCAAACCATTGGTGCTGCCAGTTGTCGTGGTGGTGCTACCAGCTTGGTCGTTGTTCTTCACCATGGATTCGCCTTCAATGGTGGCAAATTCCATTGCAAGGTCAGCAACCAGCGTTTCATTTAGGTAATTCACATCGCTCATAACAGCGGTGCGGATAGGCAATTGGGCAACAATAACGCGGGTGGGCAATTGCCAAATCGTTGTGTCAGTGTTGGGGCTACCAACGTCAGGGGTAAAGGTGTATGTCCAAGGGTTTGATTGGCTTGCAGCGTTACCAGTTTTGGCAACAAATTGCACGCTAGAACCAGACGCGGGAATTACGCGAGAAAAGCGGCGCAGCGGGTTTGCAAAACGCAAAGCAGCAAACGCATCATCAAAAACTGTTCGACCACCTACGTTATTACCAGAACCCGTAATTGCAGATGCTTCGCGCAAATCAATGTTGACCTTTTCACCCGTGTGAATTGTCTGCTTAATGCCTTCTAGGATTCGTTCAGTAATTTGCATGGTCTTGTCCAAATAAGTTGCAAGAAAAAGAGGCAGGGGTTTTTAAGCCCCCGCCAATTGGCAACAATCAGGTTGCAGTGCCAGTAGAGCGATAACGCACACCAGCATTGGGGTCACGCACAGAAGTTGCCAAACGCTTCTCACCAAAGAAGGTGATGAAACCGGGCAACGTCTGGTCATAGCGGCGCATAACCATGTTCAAGCGGTCAACGATGGTGTGGAAACGCGACCAATCAGCAAAGTACATGGGGTACAAGCTATTAGTGCCAGCGGAACCAGTAGTGGCTTGGCTTGGGTTGTCCAAGTACTTGTTCATCACCACATCAAAGCCCAACATTTGACCAATGATGCCATCTGGGTTCAACGATTCCATTGAATTGAAGATGGGGCGACCATTGGTGTCTTGCAGACCACGAATTGCTTGGGCCAGAACGGGGTTAACCATCCATTTGGCATTGGAAGTCCAGTACTGTTGCGGCAACGCGTACATGGTGTTAATAACGTCCTTGTAGGAAATGTTATTAGCGCCCACAGTGTTGGCGTTGGTGGTCAACTGGTCATAGGTAGCCAAGCTGTGCAAGCCAGTGGTGCTGCCCGTGCCAGAAGTGCCAAACGATGCGGTGCTGGTCGTGCCACCTGCGTAGGTTGCGTTAGCACCTGCATACTGGTCAAGACCGCGCAAACCATTTGTGCCGCCGTAGGGGTTGGTTCCAGACTGTGCGGCTTGGTCGTTGTTTTGAACCATTGACAGGGCTTCGCTTTGGGCGAATTCTGCCAACATATCATCAACCACGTTTGCTTCCAAACCATCAATGTCATCCAACGCAGCGGTACGGATGGGGAATTGCACGTTCAGGTCTTGCAAAACCAATTGCCAAATGCTGGTGTCTTCGGTGGTGGTTGCGCCGTTGTTCTGGATGGTGTAACCCCAAGCTGCACCAGCGTTGCCCGTTTTAACGCGGAACTGGTAGCTAGAACCATCGGTGGCAACAGTGCGGCTGCAACCGCGCATGGGGTTAGCCAAACGCAAAGCAACAAACACGGGGTCATACCCGGTGCGACCACCTTGGTTGTTACCGCCAGCAGTCAGCGCAGAGGCTTCTGCAAGGTATGCGCTGTATTGCGATTCATCAGCAAAAATTTTCAGTTCTTTTTCCACGCGTGCGTTGGATTTGTAGAAGCTGGAAAGTTGCTCACGCACAGAACGATTCACATCGGCGCGAATGGTTTTGGCGGGTGCGCGAATGATGCTAGGCGCAGGGATTTGGCTAATCTTGGCTTCCAGTGCAGCGATTTGTTCGCTCACTTCGGCTTTGACTGCTTCCACTTTTTCAGCGGCAGCGGTAATAACTTCTTCAATCTTGGCGGTGTTAGCGGCTTCAATTGCGTCCAGTTTTTCGATGATTTCTTTAGACATGGCTCAGTCCTTTAAGGCGTTGGTTAAGTGCTTTGAGAATTTCCCGTTGCTGTAAGGCTTCAAGAATTCCAGTTTCGGTCACATCCGCATCGGAATCGCTCTGCTGCGGCGCGTTATCAATAGGCGTTGCAACAACATCACGTTGTTCCAGCACTTTCTTGAATACGGACGCGGAAGTGACCGCATCCTTTTTGGAAAGCCCTGCTTCGCGCAAAGCCTTTTCCAAATTTTTTAAATTAGCAGAACCATCCTCGCGGAAATATTCCAGCGTTTGCACTTCTGCTTGTGGGTTGTTGGGATACATCACCACGCTGACTTCACGCAAGCCGCCTTTGGTGATTTGGAAATAACCGTCTTCGTAAGGGTCATCAGAGCCAACAGTCATTGGCGTACCATCTTCTTTAACCCATTGATATTCTTCGGCGTATGCACCAACAGAAACGCCGCCAAACATTGTTGG